CGTGATTTCCCGAATGGAAATATATAAAGAAAAAGATAACTATAGAATGAAGTACAGAATAGCACAGTCACGCGGTACCCAGATGGGTTTACGACTTTCTTTCATCATCTTATGCATTCTCCATGCATTCGCGGCTGAAAATCGTATCCACGGGTCAGAATACGTTGTATTCGGTGACGATATTGTCGCTCGTTGGACTTCTTCTCAGTACGGTCATTATCTCTTTAACATGAAATCTTTAGGATTTGTTATGAATGAAGTTAAATCATATCAGTCTGATAGGTGTTTTACCTATTGCGGACAGACCTTTTTGTTAAACAAGGGTTTTGTTCAAGTTCCTGATATAAAGTCTCTTCTTCAACCTAAAACAGGTGTGATCGATGATCCCATATTACGGATGAGATCATTGAATCAGGCCGAAAGAATTCATTGTTCTAAAAGAGAGATTCCTATTTTTGACGCCATATTTAGATCGAAATTTTCTCCTGAAATTCGAAATAGTCGAAGGCTTAAAGTTGAGCCTTTTCTTCCTGAGGTATATGGCGGTCTGGGTTGCAAACCCTATAATTGTCAAGGAGCTCGAAAGTTCCGAGTCAATGTACTCTTAAAACAAATCCTCAAAAATCTTCCTGTAGAGTCCAGGAATCAAGCAGTTTTAAGGTTAAAAGCCTGTTTCGCTCCAGTTGGTTCAACTAAAGAATTTGCCGAATTCCATTTTAAGTTGAACAATTGGTTAAGTACCAAAACCTGTCGCACAGAAACTGTCTTGACCTCAGAAGAGGTAGTAGATAGCCTCGAAGCTAAGTTCATGCAACGTGAATCGTTCGAAGTTTCACAGGGTCAAACAAAGGTTAAAGTTGGAGTAAGGTTTATAGATTGTCGTAATCATCTATATCGTATACTCTATCAACTCTCTGTTTTGTGTCCGCAAAACTTCGTAGATTGTCCTCCTGGGCCTTGGAGGACTAAGGTTCAATGGGCTGGCTCTTATGTCAAACGTTTTACACTCGGTGTCATACCTGAGGGTCCAAAATCAGAATATATCTCCGCGCAGTATATTGCTGAATTGCTCGAACTTCAATCCGTTTCAATTGAAGATGTAGAGTCCCACATATTGGGGAGTCCGATGTCCGTGGTTAATTCCAAGATTAACTTCTGGATGAATGAGGAGGATCAGAAAGAACTAGATAGTATAGTCAATTCCTGCTTGGGTTTGGCCGCAATCGTGCCCAAGTCAGGTTGGCCGGATCTATGTAGTTCGATCCTTCCTCCAAAGACAGGATTCATAAAGCCTAAAGTGACGATGTCTAAGCTTTTGTTTAACGATACAACTCCTGTAGATTCTACGGCTAAAGTCGTGAAGGTGGATACGCCCACCCTCTCCGACCGTCAACGTAAAATTTACAAGAAGCGTTTTGGTTCTACCAACGTCATAACAAGAGCGAAGAATCGAAATATTCCTAAACCGATCAATCCAATAATTGAGAGGAAAGCTCAATTTGTAGTATTGGGGAAGTCTTCGATGAAGCCACAGAAAGAGGTTTCTGAGACTAAACCATTTGCCGACATTCCAGAAGTTGGCTTTCGATATACGATGCTTAACTCTGTTTACCGTGCTTTCAGGGACCAGGGTTATACTGATATCGAGAGCAGGAGTCTTGTGGATGGGAAGATACTACCGGAGAGAGGAGTAAGAAATATTTAATTCTAACTTTAGGGTTCAATGAAC